TGGTTCAAACAAGAAGGGCGCGACCCCATCAAGAAGACTTTTGATGAGATTGTCCGGAATTCTTATTCGTATAAAAACAATGAGTATTTCGTGGCTGAGGTTGACTTGGGACGAAAACATAAGGACTTGAAAAACCATTTTGCGGATGCCCATGTGATCAATCGGTTTTTGATTGACTTTCGGAATGAGTTCTCTGTTGCCTGTTCGTCAGGTGATATGTCATGGACTGCGTTCCCCGCTTCATACCGACCCTCAATCAAACTCAAAAACTCTGGAGAAAGAGATTTTGAATTGGTACACAATACCCTGAAAATTTCAGGGATAGATACCAAGATCGGTGATTGTGGGATGCTCTATTTTGCAATGGATGGTCCTGCGGCTGGACATGTCGTTGGTATGCATGTTGGCGGTGGTAGTAATGGAGGAACTGGGTTTGCGATCTTCCTCAATGGAAACATTGTTGCAGGTATGCGATCCAAACTTCATGGCGATACACCAGAAGAATCGAAGATTCGTGTTGTTCTCCTAGACGATATCAATCCTCCCTTAAAGGTTTCTACTGGGAACTCGTATGTGGAGTTTGAAGGAAATGGGAGGGTGGTTGAATATTCTAAGAAGAATGTGAAGATCACACCTGCCCGTATAGAAAAACGTCTGGAGAATTACATTGACTTTGATTTTAAGGCCAATGTAGAACATGTTGAACACGCGTGTGACGTGATCGGTGCCCGTTTCCTCTCAAAATTGAAGAGGATTCCAAAGCGCCTAGATTATCACACAGCGGTATTCGGAAAACCTGGTGAAATCGTTTCAACTAATTTCGCAACATCTGCTGGCATTCCCTTAACTGGGACCGAGCTGGATAAGCGGTTTTGGCGTCATGTGGATGGGAGTCCTAACATGAAAGTCCTGAATGAGATTAGGGTGCATTTAAATAATGCGATCGCCGACATAATGAACGGTGTTTGGCCCAATTTCATATTCAAGATTTTTCCAAAGGATGAGACCCTTCCCATTGAAGATGTTGACGAGAAAGAAAAGGTTCGCACAATTAACGGCGGACCCATTCTCTTCATCTTGCTTCAGAAGATGTACCTTGGCGACTTTTGTGCCATTATGGAACATGAACCGTTGGAATTCAATACCTTAATTGGTATGGACATGAATTCCATGGATGGTGATTCTTTGGTGCGTAGACTTCTTGAGATCAACCCTGAAGGGGATTCCCTCTTTGGGGGTGATATCTCGAAGTTCGAATTTCGTCAGCGTGCGGAAGTCGCGATGGCCATCTACGAC